TAATAATACTTTTATAGAAATTACAAATGCACAAATATATAAAAAATTATGTTCTATTGAAGAACAGGTAATAAGGACAAATGGAAAAATTAAATTAAATACTTTCGTTTCAAGATTAAATTTATCACTAGTGGTTACTGTAATTTTAAGTATCTCTAGCATGACATTAAAAAATATGGGGTGGATTTAAATGAGTAGTGGAATTTGGAATGTCGGAAGTGTAGCAGAACATGTAGGTGCGATAGTTGGTTGGTCAAATATTCCAATTGGAATAAGTGGACCTGTTTTTAATAATATGATTGAACAAGAAATTAATTTTGTTGAATTATATGCAACAGAAACTGTTTCAAGTGATAGTATAGGTGAAAAATATCAACCTTCAGTTATTGATTTAACTTTATCAAAAATTTTAAAGGCAATTGATATCCAAGAAGGAGATGTTGACAAAGTTAAGTTAGGAGATTTATCTGTAAGTCAATCATCTGGAAAAGGAAATTCAAGTGCAGATGCATTAAAAGAAAGTGCTATATTAAGACTAAAAGAATTACAAAGAAAAATTAGATTTAAACGAGTCTTGAGCTAATACTAAAATGGTAAATATTAAAAGTATTCTAGATTATGGAACTAATTATATACTAGGTGCTGGAGAAAATACTTCTGCAATTTTATATAGCTATACATTTGAAAGTGGAAATGATTATGATGATGTAGTTGAAAAAACTTTAATAGGAAGCAGTGTTGGAAGTGGATTAGTATTTCCAATGAAATCAAAACAAGGAAGTGAAGAAGCATTATTACTTGAGCAAGGAAAATTAAAATTAACAGATAAAATATTTTATACTAATTCTGATTTAGATTTTAATTCAAATGAAAGTGGAGCAAGTATCGTAAAGATTAGTGATAGCAATTATACTATAATTAATAATGGAGTTCATGATTATACCGTTAATGGAAGTCTAATTTATCAAAAAGTATATTTAAGGTTTTCAGCTACTGGTTCATTATATTAAAATGGCAAAGAGTAAAGGAGTTAATGTTACAGTTATTGGTATTCCAGCAGTTGCAGCATATCTTAATGGAAAGAATAAAAGAGCAACATTTTTAATAAATAATGCAATGGATAAAACTGCTTTGCATATGGAAGGTGAAATAAAAGATAGTATTGCTGGTAGAAAGGCAGAACCAAAATCAGTAGATAAAGGAATATTTTTAAATAGTATAACTGGAAGAAGTATGCATTTAGCTGCAAAAATGGCATCCTCAGCTGGATATAGTGGATATCTAGAATATGGAACATCAAAGATGCATGAAAGAAGACATTTTAGAAATTCAATAGAAAGGAATAAAACTAAAATAACATCATTTATTTCTGACGAATTAAAAAAGCTTTAATTATATAATTATAATTTTAATGTTTATAAATATCATCATATTAATTATATTATAATTTACAAGCGAGTAAATTATTCTAAACCAAGCGAGGTAAAGATTATGAAAGAAAAAAAAGAAATCTCTAAAATAGAGAGTGAAAAAGAAGTTAGATGTAATAATTGTAACAAAGTTCTTCCAAAGATACTAGATAGAGGAATCTGTCCTTACTGTGGAAGGAGAAATTAAAATTGCAATAACAACAGATGATTTTATATCAGACATTATTTTATTTATTAGAAATAGTTTAAGAGATGGAATAACAGACCCGATATCAGCAACAAGAAAAGCCAATGATGAATTTGTTATGACAGCTTATCCTAAAAGAAGTGTTGAATATCCTATTTTTACATTAAAAATTACAAATATGGATACATCCAGATTAGGAATGCAAAGTGAAATTTCTTGGGTTGTATTAAATGTTGAGATTAGAGTTTGGGCAAGGAATAGTAAAGAATCCGATACACTAACTCAAGATGTAGTAAATAAATTAAGAACCTTACAGTATGGAGCAAGCTCAACTACTGAAGAAGAAATATATGGATTTAAATTAGACAATGCAGTTCCAATTATTGAGACAGACGGAGAGGCAACAATTCATTCAAAGGTTTTAACATTCACATATAAATGTTTATTAAGTGATTAAATATACACGGAGGTAAAAAAAATAAATGGCATTACAAATTTCAGACCAGAATAAAGTTTTATTCTTATACGAGTCTGGAACATTCGCAAATCCAACAGGAACAAGCGGGAATTGGATTGGACTAGTTACAGACCATACACCAAGTGAAACAGAGAACATTAAAAATGTAAGATATACAGGGACATCAAATAGAAATGTTGGTCAATTCATTAATGGAGCAAAAGATTATGAAGGAACAATTAGTTTTCATCCACAGTCTTGGGAGTTTTTAGGATTTGCATTAGGTAGTATTGTAGATAGTGGTTCATCACCTTATAGTCATGTTTTATCAGAGATTAATAGTGATGACAGTTACGCATATACATCTGGATTATTAAATCCATTTGCATCATTCACAGTAGTTGATGAGCATAAAACAACAACTGACGGACAACACCAAGTTAGAAAATACAAAGGTGCTTGCGTAGAAAGTTATAACATTGCATGGACAGAAGGAGAAATTACAACTTGTGATATGAATTACAAAGCGAAAGAATTATGGAATGGAAGTAAAACTTCAGATTTAGTTAGTATTAAAAATGAAGATACAACTAGACCGTATATATGGAGCGATGTAAAAGTTCAAGTTGCAAGCGGAACAACTGTTGATGCAGTTAAAGACGGAGGATTTACAATAACAAATAATTTCGCATCAAAGCATTATATTGGAACAGGAAGCAAAGAGATAGAAGCATTAGTTCCAATTAATAGAGATTATGAAATGACACTAACACTAGACGCTAATTCAGAAGTTGCAGATACATATTATAACAGTTACTGGCAATCAGGAACTGAGTTTAATAGTTTAATAGAGATAAGCGCAACAACTGGAAGCAAAGAAGTGTTTATTGTTCTAAGTGGATGTAAGGTAAGCGATTTCTCTGCACCATCACCAAGTGAAGGAGTAGATGAATATAGCATTACAATAAATCCTACAAGTGTTTCAGCAGAAGTAAACGACTTAACAGCGAAATACAGTCCTTGGTAAGTAAACTTATTTTTTTTATTTTAATTTTTTAAATTAATTAAATAGATGGAGGTTATAAATGGAAAACAAAGAAGTTACATTAAGTAATAAATCTTATACAGTTAAAGAAATCAAGTATAAAGATGTTATAGCTCTTAGCGACTTAAGTAAAGCAGAATCAGGAAAACGATTGCTTCAATTAGCTACAGACTTAACAGATGAAGATTATGAAAATTTAACTATGTCAGATGGAGTAAAATTAACAAAAGTTGTTAATGAAGTAAACGGACTTAATGATATGGGGTTTCAACAACCCGCAAATGCAAGCAAGTAATGAACGATTTGATTATCTGTGATTATTTTAAATGGACTATTAAAGAAGTTCATGATTTATCTATAAATGAATATTCATCTACATTGAAATATTTAAAAAAGATAGACAAAGAAAATAAAAAGCATTTACAAAAAATGAAACATAAAAAACGATAATGGCATTAGGATTAACAAATTCCGCAGTAACAATTCTTATTAGTGCAAAAGATGAATTTAGTAAAGTATTTAGTAAAGCTGGAGCATCTTTAGAAAAGTTCAGAACTAGCGCAATAGTAGCAGGAGCACTGGGTGCAGTAATAGCAGGTGGTTTTGCTAAAGCAATACAAACATCAATTAGTTTTGAATCCGCTTTTGCAGGAGTTAAGAAAACTGTAGATTTAACTGAAGAAGGATTTGTAGATTTAGAAAATAGATTTAAAGAAATTTCTAAAGTAACTCCAGTTACATTTCAAGAATTATCATCTATCGGAGAAATAGCTGGTCAGTTAGGTGTTGAAGGTGTTGATAACTTAGAAAAATTTACAAAGGTAGTAGCGGATATAAGTGTTACTACAAATCTAACAGCAGAAGCAGCAGCAACTGGGTTTGCACGAATTGCTAATGTAATGGGAGAGCCTCTTGAAAATGTTGACAGGATGGGTTCAACCGTTGTTGAATTAGGTAATAATTTTGCAACAACAGAATCTGAAATTCTTTCATTTGCACAAAGAATATC